TGAAGATATGCAATGGGATATAGCCTATTGGAATCCATCCGACAAAGTGACGGACGCACAGCTAGATAGGTTCTTACTTGACGGCACAGGAACTTCAGCAGAAGTACCTACCTATTATACTGTCCGACAATTCGTCGATGCATATAACAAACAAGAGATAACAGACATGGGTTGGCTATACAGTACACCCCGTCACAATTCAGGAGGACATGATGATAAAGAAGTTAGTATATAAGTTACTAAATCGTAGACTACTACCTAAAGAAAACAAAATGAAATGGGTATGGTATAGTATGATACATAAAGAGAATGAATCAAACAAATTTGTTGACATCAATAAAAAAATGTGGTAAGACTATACTATGAAACTACCTAAACATATAAGAATCGGAGCATTTAAAATTGAGTTAGTCTGCCTACCTCATAACCTAATGTATGAAGTTGGTGAAGCACAAGGCACATTCATTATCAAGCCACCCTATCAAATCTTTTTAGATAAAGAAATGGTTGAACGTGGTGGTGCTGACGCAATCAATGTAGTACTGCATGAACTAATGCACGTTGGTTATTATCAATACCATTTAAAAGATAAAGAAGAAGAGACAATCGTTAATTCATTCGGTAACTTTATGACTGAACTATTATGTCATACAGAGTTAGGTGATTGGGTTAACTACGAGAAAGATAGAGAGAGGAATACAAGTGGAAGAATACCTGTTCGTATACGGAACACTAAAAAGAAATGAAAGACTGCACGACTTACTAAGATCCCAAGAGTTTATAGATACTGCAACAACAGTAGACGCAAACTTTAACATGGGGGATTTAAGTAACGCATACCCTATAGTATTTAGAAGCAATGAAGATGCTGACACATTCAAGTACAAGATAAGGGGCGAGGTTTTTAAACTGACAAGCCCTGGGGTGTACCATTACATTGATCGAATGGAAAAGGGTGCGGCATATAAGATGGTTGACACACTAGTCAGACTAAGTAATAATAAACAGATGATAGTAAAGATGTATGTGATGGATGATCTACCATACAACCCTAGCTATCTGACTAAGGATAATATTAAATCCAAAAAGAATATACTCGAATGGAGTAATCAATAGTGGAGAGTTCTTACTATTGGGACAAGGTATTCTCAGCCATACAAGGAGTGTTGGTTTGGATAATGTTACGTGGAGTATTCTATGTGATAGGATTTAATTTGTTATACAAACTATTAACATAAGGAGGACGGCATGACTAAAAAGAAAAAGACCTACGAGACTGGTGATGATTACCTATTAGATGAAACACTAGAATTATTTGACGACAACATGAACGTGGAAGAATACATAGATGATCCACAGTTTGACCCTAATGACTATGAATACTTACAGGAGGTACACGGAGATGGGATTCAATCCAAAGACTTACAATTTATTCCAACAGATAGATATTTCAAACGCCTTAGAAAAGGTAAATAAATATATAGAAGAGATTGACTTAGACGAAGTCAAGGTTACAATACCATGCGACAATCCTTTCGCATTGAAGATGAGGATACACCGATATATAAAAGCATATCGTGAACAGATGTCCAACAAAGATGAGGTTGACCATCAGAAATATGACATGTTAGTTATCAATGCTGTAGATAAAGCAGTAGAAATTTCTAGTGTGCTAGATAAAATGGAGGACTTGATTATCAAGGACTCAAAAACAGGAGAGATAATATGACAACAGAAGAAACATACAGACTAGAATTTGAGAAAGCAGTAGAGGAATTAAAACCTGCCATACTTGAGGCTAGTGCAAACTATAGTACGGACGTATTAGTATCTGCAATGGTGGAGGTAGGTATGAGATTATCTTTTCTAAAGTACGGCACTATGGGGATGGTAAGTTTACTTGCGGATATACTACACACAACAGCCACGTCAGGTGCTATGATTGAAGAGATGCAGAAGGCTGCGAAAAAATCTGACAGNGATATAATGAATGCTTTCGCACAACTAGGTGAGGAGACCAAACACTAATGACAAAAGAAAAAGAAGATACACTAGAGATACCCACAGAATTACTTGAGTCTGACCCACTAGAGTTAGCAGAGAATGAGAAGGGTATCCAAACTATTGTGGCTTACTTACAGGCTACAAGAGAGAACGTAAGATCAGCAGAGGCAAGTGGTAAACGAATTAGTAAGGCGACTGCGACAAAGACAGCGCCCAAAAAGTTTGACAAGAACCCACTTGAGATGTTAATATCAGAAACATAGGAGAATATAAATGAGTGAGTTACCAGAGAGACTAAGGAAGTTTGTGTGGAACGACAGAGGTGCCCCCGTCCAGAAGGTATGGGATACATCTAGTCTAAGTTCTTTCCTTGCTTGTCCAAGATATTATGATTGGTCAGTACTAAATGGGTGGCGACATGCTAGTTATGGTACGGCTACAGGTTTTGGATCAGCAGTACACGAAGGCTTTGAGCAGATGGAGATTGGTAAGTTCGAGGGTAAATCTAAAGAAGAATCCTTAGCTATGGCAATCAAGTATGTCCTCGAAAATTTTGGCGAAGAACTAAATATGTCTGACGATAAGGCAAGAGGATTAGAATCTGCCTTACGTGCTATCGTATGGAGAGCCGAAGAATATTGGGACGACAACTTGAAGTTAGCTACCATGCCTGACGGAACACCTGCCCTTGAGCAGAGATTCGAAGTACCTATTGGAAACAATGGGCATAGGTTTAGTGGTAGGATAGATAAGATTGTTACCATAGATGACAGGTTATATATTGTAGATTTTAAAACTACTAAGACATCTTTGTCTGACTATTACTTCAAAGGATTCATGCCAAACAATCAGATCTTTGCATACATATGGGCATGTCGAGAGGTACTTAAGTTACCTGTTGATGGTGCAATCATTGATGGAGTACAGACAGGTGTGAACTTTACTAGGTTTGCAAGGCAAGTATTCAATGTACACAAAGACTTACTTGATGAATGGTATGATGATACGATACATCATCTTGAGATATCAGATGTATATGCTAACTCAGGGTACTACCCCGCAGATTTTACAGCGTGTAATAACTATGGTGGGTGTAAGTTTAGAGAGACATGCTCTCACTCAGGTACTCAAAGAGAGATGTTCTTTAAAGAAGATTTCAAACAGCAGTTACATGCAGACTTAGAAGAGACTAAGCCAATGACACTAGAGGTCATAGATGGGGGCGGTAAATGAAAAAAGTTNTAGAGATATACTCAAAAGAAAACTGCGTTTACTGCACCAAGGCTAAGGCTTTACTAAAAGAACATGACCCTATGGTGCTCATGTTAGACAGGGATTTTAATAGAGAAGAGTTCTTTAAAATATTTCCTGATGCAAAATCTTTTCCTCAAATAATTATAAGCGGCAAACATATTGGCGGATATAATGAGGCGGAAAAATATTTGCTTGACAATTCTATAAATTAATATATACTTACAACTTAAATAGGAGACCGTAATGGCAAACATAAGTCAACATAAATCAACAAGTGTTACCAAGCTACTACTCGTAGGAGATAGTGGTAGTGGTAAGACATCTGCTCTAGCGAGTTTAGCTAACGCAGGTAAAAAACTACGCATCTTAGATTACGATGATGGTCTAGATATTCTATCCGAATACCTAACACCAGAGGCTGTATCAAGAGTGTCGTATGTTACACTAAGAGATTCACTAGGACATGCTAATGCGTTTAGAAAAGGGGCACAACTATTGTCCACTTGGAAAGACGGAGAAGAGAACTTTGGTTCTGTGAAAGAATGGGGAGACGATACTGTTTTAGTTATCGATTCCCTTACACTAATGGGCGAGGCAGCATTGAGAGGTGCTCTCGTCTTTAACAACAAGAAACCTACCGAGCAACCTACTCAACCTGAGTGGGGTACTGCGGCTAGAGATGTACAGAATATTCTTCAATACATTACAGGAGACGAGGTGAAATGTAACGTGGTAGTTACTTCACATATTCAATACATGGAAGGTGAGTTGGGAATTGCGAAAGCATATCCTACTTCCGTAGGTTCAAAGCTATCTACAAAAATAGGTAGATACTTTAACTGTGTATGTCGCATAGATAGTAAGACAACAAGCAAAGGCAATGAACGTTCTCTGAGAACAGTATCTGATAACAAGATGGATCTCAAAGTAACTGCGCCTAGCTTGATTGAATCGAACATGGAACTAGACTTGAACAAGTTGTTTACTTCCATACAATCTAACGCGAAAAGCAAACTTGAAACAAGCAAACCGAAAGGAGACAAATAATGTCAAACGTTGCTGACTTCCTAACCATGACACCACAGGATACACCTGATACAGTTGTATTACCCGAGGGTAGTTATGACTTCACTATCACTAGCTATAGAGCTGATGTGGTAGGTGAAAACCAGACACCACTTGTCAAAGTGAATGTCAAAGCCACAGGTATTTTGGAATCTGATTTAACAGATGCCGATCTGCCTAACGCAGAGCCCACACGTATGGAGTTTTGGGCTACTCCAAATGCACTGAAGGTAAAGAATCCTGCGACAGGATTAAAATCTTTCCTCACATCAGGGATTGATTTGGGTCATGTAGATGACTTACCTTATGGTGAATTGCTAGAGATGGCAATAGGCAAATCCTTTAAAGGAGTTGTCAAACATGAGATGGTAGGTAAGAATAAAGATATCTTACAAGCCTCAGTAAAAAGAATACTGAGTAACTAACCATGTCACAGCACGCAGTTCTTAAACCAGTTCCGTCTCAGAAACCAAAGAATGGTCTGCAATGTAAAATTGCTTTCGTCTTTGACTTCCCTACGAATGATGAAGCCAGACTAGGCAAAATTATGACAGGTTCTGCTGGTCGAATGTTCAATCAGCTAGTCGAGATATTAGACATAGGTGTGGAGAACTGCTTGCTAACATACGCAATCTCAACCAAGCCTGCTCAAGAAAACCCAGCACATTTCTTTCACAACCGCGCAGATTATAAAGCGCAGTGTAAGACGACAGACTGGCGTAGTAAATATTCTGTGAGTGGGTTTGGATATCTTAAAGAAGATAAAGAATCTGACGTAGAGAGATTGGCAAACGAGCTTAATGCTGCGCAACCTAATATCATTATTGCTATGGGTAGCTTAGCGTTATGGGCGCTGACAGGACTAGACAAAGTAGGTACTTACAGGGGAACCATATTGAATGCAACAACTCTAAGTGAGAGCATCAAAGTACTTCCTACGTATAGTCCTAGTGCCGTAGTTAGAAACTATGACTTCAGACCTATAGTACTTGCGGATATAAAGAAAGCAATACTAGAATCTGAATCAAAAGAAATAAAAATAATAGAAAGAGAGTTATGGATTGAACCAACTATCGAAGATCTTCAAAAGTTTGAAGACAAATTTATACAAAGGGGGAACAGTGATGTACCTCTTAGCTTTGACATCGAGACCGCTTCAGGTGACATTACTTGCATTGGCTTTGCTCCTAGTGATAGGGTTGCTCTTGTAATACCTTTCAGAGATGAGAGACAAAAGCTTAGAAACTATTGGACTGCTTACGGAGACGAACTCAAAGCGTGGGATTGGATTAAGAAAATACTAGAGGACGATAAGATAACTAAGGTAGCACAGAATCAAACGTATGATGTCTCGTGGTTACAATATAAAAAGGGAATACGTGTGGCAGGTGTGGTACATGATACCATGCACGCACAACATTCCCTTCAGCCTGAGCAACAAAAAGGACTGGGGTATTTAGGCTCCATCTATACTAACGAGGGTGCTTGGAAAACTATGGCTAAGTTTTCAAAGAGTACTAGGAAAGAATGATTAATATAAATGAAACGAGCTCCATACTTTTCGGAGTTACATATACCACATGAACTGGTAACTATTGAAAAGGAAGTGCGGCTGTGGAGGGCTGTTATAGATCAAGCTTTGATAGATTTTATGACTGATAATATTGCAAGAGAATTTCAAGCAAACAAAGAGAAGGCAAAGATTTGGTTGCGTGGTAAGTCAGAAGACTTTAGTGTCGTCTGTGAGTACGCAGAACTAAATGCCAAAGAAGTGAGGGACGAGATATATAAAATAGTAGGAGGAGAGAATGAGCTCTACAGATAAATACACAAGAGACAAATACAAATACGATAACTATAAATACACTAGCTTAGACAAGCAGATTGGTGGTGAGCATTATAAAAATTTTGTAATACAACCTGCACAGTTTACTAATCAAAACAGATTACCTTTTGCTGAAGGCAACGCCATCAAGTATATATGTAGGCATAACCTTAAGGGAGGCAAGCAAGACTTAGAAAAAGCTAAACACTATATCGATATGATAATAGAACGTGACTATCAATAATTAACATGGGAGACAAAAGCAATGGCGAGGATAATCAAGAACGTAGATATACAAAATATTGAACTCGATTCTGAACAAACTCTTTGGACGTATTGTGCATTAGACTGCGCCGTTACTCTAGAGATTTGGCAGAAGATTAAAAAAGAACTAGACGAAGAAACCACCAAGACATATCAGTTTGAATTAGATAGTCTCAAGCCTGCGATGGCTATGATGCTACGAGGATTGCGTGTGGACAATGATAAAGTTGTGAAAATGCGTGCCCCTCTCAAAGACAAGAGGCTCAAGCTAGAGCGCATGCTTAATCTATTTGCCAATGCGGTAACAGGTAAGGATCTAAATCATGCCTCGCCAAAACAGTTGATGGATTTATTCTATACACAACTGAACCTACCTCCCGTTATTGCATACAAAAAAGGTAAGCAAAAAGTTTCTACAGATAGAGAAGCACTAGAACATTTACGTTCAGAGTATCCTAGGGCAAGACCTTTCTGTAATACTATCATGGCACTACGTGACATTGATAAACAACTTAACGTATTAGAAACTACTAGAGATAACGACAACAGGATACGTTGTTCTTATAATGTGGCAGGCACTGAGACAGGCAGATGGTCATCATCAGAATCTCCTTGGGGTACAGGTACTAACTTACAAAACATTACGAAAGACTTGCGTGCAATCTTCGTACCTGATCCAGGTATGACTATGTTCTACGCTGACCTTGAACAGGCTGAGTCTCGTGTGGTTGCATACCTTACAGGTGATGAAGGATACATCAATGCATGTGAGAGTGGTGACCTACATACTACAGTTGTTAAAATGGTATGGCCCAATATGGGTTGGAGTGGGGACGCGAAACAAGAGCGTGCTCTAGCCGACAAACCTTTCTACTTACACTATACCTTCAGAGATATATGTAAGCGAGCAGGTCATGGTACTAACTATGGATTGTCTGCTACCTCATTAGGTAGGCATNTAAAGATTAAGATATCACATGCNACAAGATTTCAATTACTATACTACGGAGGTGTGATACCTGTTGACTCAGTTGCTCGTTGGCATAAGCAAGATCCGCGTGGTGGCTTTGATGAGTTAGCTTCTTATGGTGTAGAGTTTGGCGATAAGATGAAGTATTTACGTATTCAAGGGGCATTCCCTGGGATACAGACATGGCACAGTGATGTGCTTAAACAGTTAGAAAAGGAGGGGGCACTGACAACACCACTAGGTAGACGCAGACAATTTTGGGGAAGACTCAATGATGCATCTACGTTGCGTGAAGCCATTGCCTATGTACCCCAGTCTACTATCGGAGACCTATTAAACATGGGACTCTATCGTGTGTGGAGAGAACTCGAAGGTAGAGGGGTACAGGTTCTTGGGCAAGTTCACGATGCTATCTTAGGTCAAGTGCCTACTGATAGGGTTGATGAACTTATGCCCGAGGTCATAAATTGTATGACTAATTCTATTAAGATGGGAGACCGTGAATTAATTATTCCTTCTGTTGCTGAGGTAGGTAACACATGGAAGGATCTAAAAGTATGGGAGAAACATGACTAGAATATATAAGGATTATATAGAAGCTTGCGTTGAAGCTAGTTCAGATAGTCCTATCCCTAAAATCTTTAGGAGATGGGCAGCGCTATCATCAGTCGCAGGTGCTCTGGGTAGACGTGTCTGGTTTCCTATGGCGAACTACGATATACGATCTAATATATTCGTTGTCATGATTGCTGGACCTGGTCGTAACAAATCTGTTAGCCTAGTCCTACCATATACTAAGATATTTAGTAAGCTAACAACACCGCCTGGATCACAACCTGATCATGAACAATTCAACTCAGGCTTAGATCAGTATGGTATGAGAGACTATCCTTTGTATTGTATACAAGATAGGATAACTCCTGAGAAGTTAGCAGTTGATATGTGTAAGTCTTCCCGTTGGGATATGAGATTGTCTACACCTAATGAAGAGTTTCATGATGGGTCTATGACGTTAGTAACATCTGAACTTGGTACATTCTTATCAAGGCATGAGAGATATTTACAAATGTTTCTTACAGATATGTGGGATAGTAAAGAAGAATACTCACATAAGACTAAGACATCAGGTGAATACATTATCAAAGGACCATGTTTAAATTGGATAGCATGTGCTACACCTGAACAGTTTGTAGATAACTTACCCGAAGATGCTAGGTCTCAAGGTTTACTATCTAGAATTATTCCTGTGTTTTATGACGGTCCGAAAATTCCTCAGTCTCTTTTACAAAAAAGAATTGATGATCAGACTGTTGTAAATTTAAGAGAAGATCTATCAGAGATATCTAAGATGTACGGACCAGCCCACTTTGATCCTACTGCATTTGACAAGATCAATCAAGACATTGAAGCAGGTCTAACACCTGAGCCTACTGATCCTAACCTTGCGGAGTATGCTCAACGTAGAGTATCTCACTTTATTAAGATAGCCTTGTCTGTATCAGCATCCAATAGCCCTAGTAGAGTTATCACATGGGATCATTGGCAACGTACTAAAGACATTATGTTTGAGGTAGAAGAGCACATGCCTAAAGCATTGGCAGGTTTTGGTATGGGTAGGACTGGTAAGATTGCACAGGATATGAGTGTGTGGTTTAAAAATACTATGATAACTAACGGCAATAAGTATATTCACTTGAAGAAATTCAAGAGGGAGTTGCTAAGGAAGATACCTAACCCTGGCGAACTGGAACAAACAGTGAAAGCTATGGAAGATTCAGGCTACATTGAAGTAAAAGATGGGGTTGTTTTTCCTAAAGCACTTGAACACATTTGATCAGTATGATACAATGCAAAGTTCGACCCTCTACAAACACAACATTCTTAAAGGAGAAAAAATGAAAATAAATATAGACTACTCACGCGATAACCTCTTGACAACAGCAGGTAAAATGATACTGAAAGACAGGTATATGTTACCGACAGAGGCTAGTCCACAGGACGCTTTCGCACGAGCCTCAATAGCCTTTGCTGACGATGAAGCACATGCTCAAAGGTTATATGATTACTCGAGTAAGCTATGGTTTATGTTCGCTACTCCTATCTTATCTAATGGGGGCACCACAAGAGGGTTACCTATATCTTGTTTCTTAAACTACGTGGATGATTCGAGAGAAGGATTAGCAGATCACTACACAGAAAACATTTGGTTGTCTAGTATGGGTGGAGGAATAGGCGGTTACTGGGGAGCAATTCGATCACAAGGAATGGCAACCAGCATTGGTAACAAAACTACAGGAGTGATACCTTTCATGCATGTGGTTGATTCTCAGATGACTGCCTTCCATCAAGGAGCAACGAGACGAGGAAGCTATGCAGCTTACATGGATGTAGCACATCCTGAGATAATAGAATTTATTGAGATGCGTAAGCCAACTGGTGGGGACATACATAGAAAGAATTTAAATTTACATCACGGTATTAATATATCAGATAAGTTTATGGAAGCAGTACAAGATGGAAAGCCTTGGGATTTAATTGATCCACATACTCAACAGGTTATTAATACTATAGATGCACGTACGTTGTGGATTAAAATATTAGAAACAAGAGTAGCAACAGGAGAACCTTATCTTTGTTTTGTTGATACAGTTAATGAAGCACTACCTCAATCACAAAAAGATTTAGGTTTAAAGTTTAATCATTCTAATTTATGTTCAGAGATTACACTACCTACTGCTATGGATAGAACTGCAGTATGTTGTTTGTCTTCTACTAACTTAGAATTTTATGATGAGTGGAAAGACAATCCATTATTCATAGAGGATTTGGTACGTATGCTTGATAATGTTCTTGAACATTTCATAGCCAATGCTCCACAGTATATGTGGAAAGCAGTGAACAGTGCACGTCATGAGCGTGCTATAGGACTGGGGGCTATGGGTTTACATACATACTTCCAAAAGAAAGGCTTGCCCTTTGATGGTCCTATGTCTAAAGATATTAACCACAATATCTTCAAGCATATAAACAAACAAGCTCAACTCGCAAACTATAAGTTGGGAACTGAGAGAGGTTCCCCTTCAGATATGGAGGGCACGGGCAAAAGACACTCCCATGTGATCGCTATTGCGCCTAATGCATCTTCATCTATTATCTGTGGGGGTACTTCTCCATCAGTAGAACCTATGCGAGCTAACTCTTTTTCTCAGAAAACTTTGACAGGTACGTTTGAAATACGTAACAAGTATCTAGAGAAACGATTGATAGAACTCAATAGAAANAATAAAGAAGTATGGAAATCTGTTACTACTAATGGTGGTAGTGTTCAACACTTTGACTTCTTAACAGAAGAAGATAAGCGTGTNTTTAAAACTGCTATTGAAATGGATCAGAATATATTAATAGAATTTGCAGGAGACAGGCAACAATTTATATGCCAATCGCAAAGCTTGAATATATTTTTAAGACCTGATGTCAACTCTAAAGAGTTACATCTAATACACTTCAGAGCATGGAAGAATAAAGTGAAGACTTTATACTACTTAAGAAGCCAAGCATTAAAGAAGGTAGAAAACTTAACAACAAAGATTGAACGTACAGTACGCCCTGACTTCCAAACAGAAGAAGAGTGTGTTGCATGTCAAGCGTAAATAACAAAGGAGAAATAAATGTCAGTATTTGAAGGACGAGAATATTATAAACCGTTTGAATACCCGTGGGCTTTCGAAGCTTACGATCAACAACAGAAGATGCACTGGTTACCNAGTGAAGTTCCATTACATGAAGATGTGAATGACTGGAACTCAAAGATGAGTGAGCCAGAAAAAAACTTAGTAAAACAAATCTTAACTTTCTTTACACAAGGTGATGTAGATATAGCACAGGCCTATATGGATGTGTATATACCCATGTTTAAAAAACCTGAAGTGCGTATGATGTTATCCGCTATTGCTACATCAGAGGCTAACCATGCGCACAGTTACTCTTTACTTAACGATACTATAGGTATGGATGACAGAGAGTACAAAGCATTTCAAGAATACAAAGAGATGGCAGACAAACATAATTATTTATGGGAGAGTAAGGGTGGTAATGATAATCAAAAAGTTATCAGAGACATGGCAGTCTTCTCTGCATTTGGTGAGGGCTTACAATTGTTTGGGTCATTCATCATGCTGTTAAACTTTCAAAGGTTTGGTAAGATGAAAGGTATGGGACAGATTGTTGCATGGTCTATCAGAGATGAGAACCATCACGTAGAAAATATGTTAAAGCTATTTCATACTATACTAGATGAACAACCAGAGCTTTGGAATGATGACTTTAAGAAGTCACTCTACGATATATGTAGGGATATGGTAACTCTCGAAGAGAAGTTTATTGACCTGGCATTTAACCAAGGACCTGTTGAAGGACTGACTGCTGAAGATGTGAAGAAGTATATACACTACATGGCAGACAGAAGATTACTACAGCTAGGACTCAAGCCTAACTATGGTGTCAAAGAAAACCCATTAGATTGGGTAGACTATGTAGTCAATGGACAGGCACATGAGAACTTCTTTGAGACTAGATCAACTGAGTATGCCAAGGGTGCAGTACAAGGTAACTGGTCTGATGCGTTTTAATGTTGACAAATAGTATCAACTATGCTATACTTAATTTAATAAGTGGGGGGCACAAAGAACCTTTCGAGCCTTAGATGAAATATTTAAGGAAAGTTTGGGGATACTCAACTTCCACACCGAGTGAAGGGCAGATTGAAAAGTCTGCCCTTTTTTTATTCAGGAGATAAAATGAAACAGTTTACTTACCCACAGACCACACCATACGACAGCCTTGCAAAAACGCTATACCAGTCATTCACTAATTTCCAGTTGACTAAACGCTTCAAGTTTGATAGACTCTCGATCAAGGATAAGGACTATTGGAGAGCCTTAGCCGAGATATCCAAACGGGAGAAACTATGGAAAACGTAAAGAACAATGTGTTTAGTATGACAAGATTATCTATTGATAAGTTTATCAATATGTTTGAAACTAAAAATACTAGCGCGGAAAAAGAACTCGAACTGTTTGTCAAGAACGAGTATAAAGATGATTGGCAATGGGCATTAGCCTACTACAGAGACTTTAAAGTCTTTCCTAGAAACTACATCAAGTAGTCAATAGATCAGAGAAGCTGGGTAGTGAAAACTACCTAGTCTTGCTCTTTAAATTCATAGAAGAAATTGTTATCGTCACCTGCGGTATACTTAGATTTACTCTCAACACCATACTCAATAGTAGATACCTTGTAATCAGGGAACCTCATCTTCTTAGGTGATAAAGATTTGTCATAGAATATGACGCGGTTATTAGGCTGAGCAGCGAAGTATCCATTGTCTAATTGAATAATATTAAAAGACTTATGCTGTGTAGGTATCTCAGAATACCCCACATCTGGTATGTTGTACTCAGGATGACAACTATCTATGGTGTATAAATACTCACCAAAATAAAAATTCCCGTTAGGAGCCTTGTATTTACATTTACCTGACCCTACACTCACCTTTTGTATAATTGAGATGTGATAGCTAAAAGCGTCCCATAATTCAAGGTCTTCCAGCTGCATCTCTTCTTTGGTTTCTTTCCAAACGAACGCGGATATAGGAAGCTTATCGTATAAAGCGCCAGTCTCATAGAGATATGTCTCAAAGTACAGGGCTCTACCCTGTATAGACTTAACTGTTATCCATATACCTGGCTCGTATTCACCGTGCCCCTTCTCAAAGTCATAGAGATATTCCTTCTTAACAAGGACTTCAGTCGGTGGTATGTTAGCTACAAGAAATGACATTAGCTTCTGTACTTATCCAATGAGTCTACAGTAAAAGTATCTACACAATTATAGTAGAATCCTCCACCATCAACAAAGATATCTTCAATCTCTTGAGCTATATCAAATCCTTCAAACATGCACACATCAAAGTCAGCATGNCTAGGTTCACCCATAATTCTTATGCAACTCTTATCCGAATACTCACTAGCAGGCAAGCATAACTGAGCAAGCAGTACCCACTTAAGCATCAGCTTGTGCCCTGATTATTGAAGAGAGTTCCTCAGCACGGTGCGGAGTTTGTTTACTCCACCTAGAGTCGAGCATCTCATCTGCCGCACCATTGTACTGAAGTTTGGATAAGTTCAATAAGAACTTCTTGAATTTCCTAACTCCGCTTTCACCAAGTTGGAATACCATTTCGATTAGAACTTCGAAAACCACTGCTCTATGCTCGTTAATGTGGATATCACAATCCGCAGCAATACGCATAGCGCCCTGGCTAGCATTTTCCAGATCGTGCTGAAAGGTATCTTCAAGCTGATCCACACTATATTCAATGCCTTCTTCATAGTCGTCCTCCTTTGTTATCAAATGGCCCCACCCTATCGTAGCCTTACCAAGTGAGTCTTTATAAATGAAAGATCTAAACCCTTCATGTTCTTTTATTCTCTCCTCTAAATTTTTTTTCATTACTTAGCAACCCCTTTTACTTTCTCAAAACTTCTAATGCCAGCCATTCCCAATAGAGCCATGACTAAAGGCATCAATGTACCCATGTCTAGTGCAGGTAACTCTTGTGTTTGTACATCGAATACTGCTAGAAAGAATATGAGAAAATTCTTAATGACATATTCCCATGCGATTGCGAGAGCACAGGAGAATCCAATGAGTGGTCTCCATGAACGCTGCAAGAAACCAGAGATACCACCAGAAGTAGACTTAGCATCTGCCAAATTGATTTGACTCTGCGCCTGATTAAGTGTGGCTTCAATTTCTTTAAGTTTAATTTTTGCATTATTCTTTTCATCTTCACTTGTGTGAACAGAATCTATTATAGATCCTACTGTTTTAACAAGGCCTCCGCCTAATAATTTA